GACGGTGGGAGTTGGATGACCGTCATTACGCGGTCGGCTTCGCCACCGATAACGAGTACAACATCCAGGGCTTCCACTCGACCAACCTCCTGGTCATCCTGACCGAGGCCCACAACATCGAGCAATCCCACATCGACGCCGTCAAGAGATTGAACCCGGCGAGAATGTTGCTCACGGGCAACGCCTTCGCCAGCTCCGGCGAGTTCTACGATGCCTTCCACGGTGGGTCCGACCTGTACCACACCATCGAGATCGCTGCATCCGACACGCCAAACATCCAACAAGGCCGGGAGGTAATCCCTGGAATGGTAACCGCCCAACAGATCGAGGAACGGCGCAGGGAATGGGGGGAGGAGTCGGCATTGTATATCGCCTCAGTCCTGGGCCGGTTCCCCGACAATTTGGAGGACGCCATCGTCCCGCGGTCTCTCCTGATGGAGGCGGTCGAGCGGCATCTGGAGCCGGAGGGAGAGGCCACGTTGGCTTGTGACGTGGCCCGGTTCGGTGCTGATAAGACAGTGGTCTATCGCCGACAGGGAAACGTCTGCCGCCTGGTATGGAAGGCCCAAGGCCGGGATACCCAAGAGGTGGCTGGTCGGCTCAAAGCGATGGCCGAGGACGACCCGGATGTGACCGAGATAATCGTGGACGACATCGGCGTCGGCGGCGGTGTGACTGACCGGCTGAACGAGGAAGGGGTGGTTGGGGTCCGGATCGTCGCCTTCAACGGCGGGGGAAAGGCCCGGAGGTCTGACCGATATGTCAATGCCATCGCCGAGGCATGGCTGGAACTGGGTCAAGCCTTCCGAGACGGGACCATCGATATCGATGACAACCCGGCCGTCATCGCCCAGCTATCGGCCAGACGTTACACCGTTCAGGGAGACCGGCGCATCAAGCTGGAGTCCAAGGACGACTTCAAGAAAAGGTCAACCGGCGGAAGCCCCGACGATGCCGACGCCCTGGCAATGTGCTGGTCGGCGCCGGGTCCGGGGGTTGGAGTCTGGTGAGGGAGAAGGCATGACATCCGAGGGACCAAAGACTCCGGAACAATACTTCCAGAACGGTCGGGCGTGGTTGGACGCGGCAGAGGACATGGCAGAGAGAAACCAAGACGCGGCCACTCTGGCGGTCCTGGCGATGGCGTCCGCTCTCCTGGGGATATGCGCCCAGTTCATTCGGGAGAAAAAGGACGCTTGACCAAGGAGCTGAGATGCAATCTCTGCGGGAAGCTCCTGGCCGAGAAGGCCGAGCGGGGGACGGTCATCGTCTGCGCCCGATGCAAGACCCGGAACGAGGCGTGAAACCGTTAACCGTCAAGACCAAGGACTGGAAAGCTGGCCGGAGGTGGGCGGCTCGTAACGCCATCGCCACTCCCGGCGTCACCTATACCATCGTCCGGAACGGGCGCTATCTAAGCTACCGTTACGAGGACGGGCTGATGTATTGCACCGGCCACGGTATTCGGGTCGAACCCTACTCTCCCGGCTTGGGTAGGTTGACGGCATCAGAACCCATGTGCTAGATTTATCCCCAGTGGCCTTATCCGGCAAGTGTCCGAGGCGAAAGCCCGAAGCCGGTGGAGGTCATTGTGCCGTTTTGGGACTTCCTCCGCAAGCAAGAACCGGGCGACGTAGCGGTCGCCGTCCCGCTCAATTACGACGTGGGACAGGCGACCTACCCTGACGCCAGCTTTGAATCTTTCGCCACCGAGGGCTACGGCAAGTCCGAGATCGTTCACGCTTGTATCCGCGAGTTGGCGGTCAGTTCGGCCTCGCCCCGGTATTACGTCCAGGCTCCCGCCCAAGGCGGCGGCTCCGTTGAAATAACCTCCGGCCTCCTTCACGACCTGACCTCCAAGCCCAACCCAACCAGCGATTGGTATTCCTTTGTCGAGACCCTGGTCACTTATCTCATGGTCGCCGGGAACAGCTATACCCTCAAGGAGCGCAACCGCTCCGGAAGGGTGTCCGCGTTATACCACCTCCGGCCCGACCGGGTCCGCATTATCGGCGGGGACCACGGAGCCGAGGGGTATGTCTACACGGTCGGCGGGAAGGACTACCCTATTCCACGGGAGGACATCTGCCATCTGGCGCTGCCGAATCCCGGCGGCGACCTCTATGGTTTGTCTCCCCTCCAAGTCCTGGCGCGGAACGTCAACCTAGATCTGAACATGACCGACTTCGCCAAGGTCTACTTCCAGAATGCCGGCGTCCCGTCCGGGCTTCTCAAGCTGAAGCGGCGCCTCAATACCCAGGAGGAAGCCTCGACCATTCGCGCTCGGTGGCGGTCCCAATTCGGCGGACGGAACAACTTCCACCGGATCGCCATCTTAGACGAGGATGCCGACTATGTCCCGATGGCTAACTCCCCGAAGGATATGGCCCTGCCCGAGCTCCACGACCTGACCGAAAGCCGCATTTGCGCGGTCTTTGGAGTGCCGGCAATCCTGGTTGGCGCTAACGTGGGGCTTCAACGCTCGACCTATTCCAACTACCGTGAGGCGCGGATGGCCTTCCACTCGGAGACCTTGGAGCCGATGGTCAGCCGAATCCTCCGGCATTTGAACCGGAATCTGTTTGACGAATACAGCGGCAACGAGACCTTGACGGTGGACTGGGCCGAGATGCGCTCCGGCCTGGACAACCGCGAGGCGATGACCTCCAGAGTGACCGGATTATTCGCCGGTGGTATCCTCACATTGAACGAGGCCAGGGAACAACTCGGATTGATAGCCGTGACAGACGGCGGACTCCGGAGAATCCCTGCATCCATATTTGAAGTGCCTGGAGGAACGAGGGCCCCGGTGGCTGTTGGCGCCGCTCCGGTCGAGGAGTCCTTACCGATTGGGATGTTCAAGGAAGAACTCCCGGCTCTAAAGGCGCCGAGGGTTGCTCGACGGGCCGGACTATTACGCCGGCAACTCCTGGAGGACCGGGAGGAGGAGACCGACCGGATGGCGAAGCAAGTCCAGCGGCACTTCCGGGGACTCCGAAACCGGGTGGACGGCATCCTGGGGAGGTATATGGAGCGCGGCGGGTCAGAGTCAAAGGATTTCCCTTTCGGTGCCGACGAACTGATGCCACCGGGAGAGATACCTAACCTCCAAGCGATTATCGAGCAATCCATGACCCGCATGTCCAAGAAGACGGTGGCGGCGATCAATGCCAACGGCCTCGCGGGGACGTTGGACTGGTCGGAGAAACTGCCCTTTATTCAGTCGGTATTAGTCCATGCGCCGACCAGGGCAACGATGATCCATTCGACGACCAATCGGGCCATACAACGGGGAGTGGCGACCGCCCTGGAGCGGGGATATTCCATCTCGCAATTGGCGAGAGGAGTCCCGGATGATAAGTTCCCAGGTCTGCGGTCGATCCTGACCGAGACCGAGAACCGCTCCCGGCTCATCGCCCGGACGGAGGTGATGAGGGCGCAAAACCAGACCTCGGTCGGCTTTTTCCAGGAGCAAGGCTTCAACTATGTCCAGGCTGACGACGTGGACGGCGACCCTGACGACACGTACATCGACCCTGGCGATCCCTATGGTCGGACATGCGCGGAGCGGCATGGCCAGATATATACCCTGGACGACGCTCGGAACATCGACGACCACCCGAACGGGACGCTCAACTGGATGCCAATGCCGCGGGGCTACAAGCCGGAGGGACAGGTAGACGTTCCGAGCGTACCCGTGGACAGGTCAGACCCGTTTGGCCCTGACTTCAGCGCGTCTGAATGGAAGCCCGATGTCGTATTAGGTGCTGGCGTTGGTACTGAATCGCGTGTCGGGGCCGTCGCAGCGATGCGGCAAACTGTGGCAAACCTCAAGGGCGATCTCGGCACATATATTGCCAAGCTGTACTCGGAGAAGCCATCCGCTACTCCGCAGATAGTGAAAAGCGGACACAGTAAACTCAAGGTTCCATCCCCGCGAACGGGGAAAACTATCGACGCTGCCGGAGTTTACCGTCCGACGAAAGATACGCTGTACGTTAAAGAGGGTCGGGTCGAATGGGCTATGACTCATGAAATAGGTCATCAAATCACGAGTAAGCACATAAATCCCATGCTAGGTGTCCGTAAAGGTAATGCTTTTAGAGCAGAAGCCAAAGCCGCCTTCAGTGCTGCCAAAAAGCGGGAAACACGCGAAATCCTCCCCGGTGTCAAACAGTCGGGTTCGATTACCGACTATGCGATGTCCGATCTCGACGAATATATGGCCGAAGGCTTCAAGTGGGCGCAGCAGAAACCCAGTGTGTTCACAGGAGTCGACGATGAGCTATTGCGGATCATGCGGAAATACCTGGTGACGGATAAGCCCGTATCGTTCGATACCATGCTCATCCAAGGAGGTAAATAGTGCCGATTGAGATCAAGCGGGATAGGTCTGAGGGCAGTGACCAGTCTGTCGTCGTCGGCACAATCGATTGGAGTGTCGATGGCTGGGATTACAAGACCAAAGATGCGAACTTAGCGATTCTGCTGGATGAGGTAAAGACCCAGGGGACTGTTATTGCGCTGACGTCCGTCAATACGGACGAAGGCACTTTTGATTTTATCGAGGAGGAAGTCGACGCCTCCGACGGTAGATTCCTCGGCGGCCTCTCATCTTTTCTATTAAGGACTAATGATATGTGGATAAGGGTGACGGCATGATTCACAAGACCATGATCGCCAGCGCGAAGGCCGTCGACGAGGCCGAGGGGATCGTCGAGGCATATGTGAACACGATGGGAATCAGGGACGCCGATGGCGATATCATCGACCCCGGCGCCTTCGACGCCAGCATCCGGACCAACCTCCCCATCCCA